CATCAGCAACCGAAGCATCGTTAGCGGTCTTGAATAATACTCTTGCCGCCGCATGACCCACTTCTGTTGGTGGGTGGTCGTTTTGTGTGGTGTTGACGACTGATAGAACGGATAGAACACTACCGCCCAATCCGTCAGCACCAGTTATTGCGTTGTTGTCAACTGCACCATTTTTATCTGCAAGGTCGAATACTGTTGCGCTGTTGTGAGAACCAACTACTACATCAACCACAAGCATTTGAAGGCCGCCTGTTGGGGCGTTAGAGCCAATTGGTGCTTGTAGCCAAGAAGTGTTATCGGTGTTGTTAGACCCCGACCACATTCTAATTACGCTTACGATTTTACTGCCTGTTCCTTTTACATTTGTGTTAGCCATATTATCACCTACTTATTATCTCCTATTTAACCTCAACTCAAGTCACGGATTTTACCGCTTGACTTGAAGAACGCTTGCCATAATTCACCCATTGTGTGGAACATACCCATTTGACCGAGCCTGTTGATTCCGAATGGATCGCCTGTTTCAATACCGGACTCATGGTAAAGTGTTGGTTTTGCAGTGCAGAACCACATGTAGTCAGTATCAAGGAAATATAGTCTTGAAGAACCGCCAGTGCCCTTGTGGACATCCTTAGATGGGATAATTGGAACACCATTGTATGTTGCTACCATGAATCCACCTTGAATACCCGGAACACCTTTGACACCATTGACACCCGGCACAACTCTCTTCATTTCCATAAAGCGTTGTTGAGGCTGTAACAATTGTTGGATTGTTTCAAGAGTATCGTAGCCAGTTAAGATAACCTTTGGCTGGCCTCCGGCTTCCCAAATTTGACGGAACATTCCGTCAAGAATATTGAGAGTTAGTGGCCTATCGGTTCCGTTGCTTGCACCTGCATCAACTTGAGCATCATACCATTGAGCCGAACCTGCACCTGCACCATCTCTTGTTAGGTTGTAAATGTTATGAACGCTTGCCCCATCAATGTCACCGAAAGCACTTGTTTCAGTAAATGATGAAGAAGTGATACGGTCAAGAGATTCAAAGTCATTTCCAGCCACAGTGTTAACATCGCTAAGAAGCATCTTGTTGATGTGTTCTGTGTGGTGTTTTGCCATTTCCATCTTCATGACAGCCCTTGCATCGCCAAGTCCATCGTCTTTGTCAGCAAGGAACATAGCAGTTTCAGTCAAGTCAAAGGTGTGAGCCACAGTCTTTGGCTTGGTGCTTACATGCTCAAATGTTGGCTTGCTTGTTTCCGGAATTGTTGCGTTCTCCGGCACACCGCCACCCTTGTTGAAGTCGGGTTTAGCGGTGGTTACACGCCATCCGGACTTTTCCCACGGTTTCTTTGGTAGTATAGAGAATGCGTTAAACTCTTGATTCAATTGTGACCATACTTTACGACCAAAAATCGCTTGGTATGTTCCAGCAGTGCTGGACATCAACGGTGAGTCAGCCTTCAACAGATCTGTTCCGGAATACGCCCATGCGTTTTGTCCGGCACCTGCACCGTAGTATAGTCTTTCCATATCTTCAATTGTTCTAATATATCCTGTGCTTCCACTCATCTTAAATCACCCCTCAAAGGTTTCCTCCGCCATATAGCGCACGCTGTCCTAATTCCTCAAGCGCACGCCATCCGTCTAATTCATTTCCAAGTGCCGCAAATTCCTCATGGGTTGGCACACGGATTTGGCTTTGTTCCGGCATAGGAACAGCCGATTTTGTAATAGTGGAGTTTTCTTGCTTTAGGCTTTCAATTTCATGCTTTAGCATTTCAATCTGTGAAGAATAGTCTTTGGACTTTTGAACAGCCAATGCTTGTTGTGTTTCAGCCTCATATCGGTTTGACCATTCTTTCTCGACCAGTGCCTTTACCGCTTCTTCATCACGAATTGCGGAGTATGCTGAATATCCACGCTCAAGAGATTGTGGAGATAGGTCAAGTCCGGACTTAATTACATGCTTGCCACTGCTTGGTGCATTCATGTTCATTCCCGGAACCTGTGGTTGCTTGATAACATATTTGTTAGACACAGCGTTAGGTAGTTTAGGTGCTGGTGCTAATGTTGCATCTTCACCACTGCCGTATAGGTCGCCTTGTCCTCGATGGTTAAATCCGTGATTTCCGTCAACGCCAACCATGTAAGCCTTTCCAAGTCCGAAGTGGTCACGAAGTCCATCAAGGTCAACGCCCTGTTCGTGAGCGAATTTCTCAAGGGAGTCAATGTATGCCACTGCCGCCTCTTCTTCTTTAGCAAGTGTAGTTTCCTCCATTACTGGCGGTGCTTCCACTGCTACTTCTTCTTCCATGTGTTTGTTTATGCGTGCGAGCGCATCTCGTATTTCCGTCAATGTTTCTGCTTGTTCAGTCATAATATCATCATCCATTTTCAATAGTGTATAGGTTGATTCGGGGTTTATTCCTTTTTTGCACAGGGTAATTTCATGCAACTCCATATCCGTGATTTCACGGTGGGTTCCATGTTCCGGTGTTGTTTTACTAACACGGAATAGAGCCTGTCCTCCGATGGAGAAGGCTCTTAACTCTCCTGTGCGAATTTGTTTTTGGACTTCACGGGCTTTCTCGATGTCATTCCTAATTCGGCAAATGACAAACAAGCCGTGATCGTCAACAGTGGATTTCCATACTCGGCCATCACTGTCTGTGTAACTGGGCAAAACCTCGCCCACTTGAATACCACTGTGTGCTAATTGCACATTACGGTATGCTGGGTCAGCCATAAAGCCACTAAATGCTTTCTTTAGTGCTGATACTGGGATTCTATCTCCCTGCTTGTCAACCATATCAACCGAAGCATAGCCCGCTATAACAAGGTCGTTGCCAGCATCCGATTTCAAGATGAAATCGCTACCAACTGCTGTCCATGTTGCGGTCGCCATTGACTCACCAATTTTATGTCAAGGTATTTAACCGCTTTGGGGAGGCGGTGGTAGTGGAGGCATCATTTCATCTTGCACTGAATCATCCATCGGCACTTCAACCTCTTCTTCATCTTTCATTTCCTGTTTAGTCTTTGAAGGTAAGCGGATAACGGCTCGGTTGCCTTCAACCTCTAATTCGCCTTCAACATCTTCGCCCCTGCCGTCTTTGGTTTTGATACGCACATGTTGTGCCCCGCCTGTTGGTATTGTATCTTCGGGTTGGTATGGGTCATAGAAAGGCGTGGCTTCTTCGTCAACCAATTCGGTCGGTCCTCTTGGGTTGGTGTGCATATCCATCATGCCCGACCAGCCACCGCCAGTAATACTACCTGTTATTCTTGCTAATGGTGAACCTTGCCCTTTCTCGGTAACATCATCGTCAATTGCTTCATTGACAGTCCACTTACCATTCTCATCACGCTCAAGTCCGTATTCTGTGCCAAACTGCTCAACATCTTTTTCGGTTAAACCGTCAACAGCACCAGTCAATTGGTCAATAGACATAGACTCGTCTTTCTCGGCAATAAGCCTCCTTGCCATCACTAACTTTTCTTCAACCGGTTTAGGATCACCATCAGCATCTAACAAAGATGCCTTGTATATTGTTGAGCCAACCGTGTTTAGTTTTGGCGGGTATGGTGTCAATTGTTTCATATCATACTTCAACAAATGCACACCGATAGCACCCCATACTGGTATTTGTCTTTCAGCGTGCTGTGCCAAAGGACTGGCTGGTTCTATGGTTTCAATGTCAAAACCTTCACCATCCCATTCACCCTTTACTACCAGTGGTGCAGGGTGTCCACTATACTCTAACACAATGTTGTCATTACGGATAGAAACGGTTGGGAATGGTGCATACATCTTTTTCATGTCACCGTTTGGCGCATAACATATCCACTTATGGTGAGTTTCTTTACCCTTCATGAATGTTGAAGTGGCATCACGCAACCACAAATCCCCGCCCAAAGCGTCTATGTTTGAGCGCAAACCACCAGCATCACTGAATTTACAGTCGGCTGGCATAGGGAATGAAATGCCTTCATCGGTTTCATACAAAGTGCGTAGTATGGAGAGTCTATCCTCTAATTTTTCCATGTGTATATCATCGCCCTTATGCACTAACAAGTCAATCGCACGGTAGTGTCCATCTCTTAGAACACCGTCAAATACACAATCACCTTCTTGCTTTCTAACTCCTTCTTTTACTTTCAAAGGTAGTGAAATGTCTTTGCCTTTACCATTTGTCGCTTTTACATGACCGCCTTTCTTTACAACAAATACCCTTTTGCCTTCGGGTTTCTTTTGCACCACCCAATCGCCAGTGAATCCTTTAAGATCTGCAATAGATGAGAAATCATATATTGTGTGTGCTGGTATTATTGTTCGCTCAAATACCCCAGTGGCTTTGTAATCATCGGATTTGAATAAATCACCACTTATGATAGAGTTTGCACCCATCATGTCCGTAGCCTCAAGTGCTGGTATGCTGTTGACTTTTTCTTTGATTTGATAGTCTTGGTATGTTGGGTGAACCATTCCTACATGCCCTTCATGTGCGGTTCTTTGTAATGTTTCAAACGGTTTGTCCTTCACATCAAAGCGTATTGCATTGTTTTTCCTATCCCAATTAAAAGCCAATGTTGCTGGCATTTTATGACCCCAAGCGTCTTTATCTCCTGTTAGATATATTGGCGGCATTGTAGCCATTGATGTTGGCGATACCGGACCAATTGGCACATCACGCTGTGCTAATCCTAAGCCCATCACCATAGGCGCAAATGTTGTCATTTTATCATCACCACCAGCCCTCATCAATTGCATGTTGGCCGCTTTAGCCAATTGTTGAATGTTCGCTCTTGCTATTGTATTACCTAAGACATCGTTAGGATTTTTACCGAATAACAACTCCGGACCATGTTCTTTGCTCAATTGTGCCGCCATTTGTTGCATCATTCGGCCTAAATGTGCATCGGTCTTTTCATAGTGGTCATTGTGATATGTATGAAATTCCTCATCACCGGGATGTCGCTCTCTTGTCGGTCCGATTCTTGGTTGCCCTGCATCTGTATGTGATGCAATAATTCTCCCTAACCCATTAGGGTCGGTAGCAAAAGCGTAAGAAGGAATAATCATGCGCTTACCAGTGCCTACAATTTCACTTGGGTGATAATGTGCCCCGTTTGATATTGTTGACCACAAAGCCCTTCGTCTATTGAAACCACGCACATAAGGGTGTTCCGAACCTGCCGCCCACCCTGTCGAGATGGCTGAACGGTGGGGATGCCCCTTCATCATTTCATGGTTTGCTGTTTGAGGAAAGAATGACGAACCACTGCTATGCCAAGCATCTTCACTATCATTTAGTGGGTGGTTGCGGTCGGCTAACCAACCAAACAATTCATCACCAACCCAACTCTTGAATGCGGCAGGGTATGAATCTCGCATCATCGTTTGAAGTGATTGAGCATCACGACCAACGCCTCCCCAATATTGGAAAGGTTGCCACCAATGATGAGTCATGGATGGCTCAATGGTTGTATTATCGCCCATAACAAACGGGCTTTTCAAATGAGTTAGACCCGAAGCCATATCTTCGGCTGATACAGGACCGTGTCGATCTGATGGGCGTTCCCACCAACGGGCTATCGGTAAGAAACGCTCAAACCAATTACGCTTTGCTCTATCCCAAGATATACCCGATGTTGCTTTGAAATCGTTTATTATTTTCCTTGCCTGTGCATCGTTTGGGCTTTCGGTTTGTCCTAACTTTTTGAGCGTGTTCATAAATTGTTCACGCTCATCAACGCCTTGCCATTCTAAACCAAACAAGTATGATAACATACCGAGCCTACCCTGTTTGCCAGCCCACTGCTCTTTCTTTTGGTCAAGATATTCTTCATCTTCAAGATATGAGAACCTATTGTTTCTATCAGCCATATACAAGTCATGTAATGACTCCGTTGGCCTACCTACAATATCAGCATACTCTTTGGGTATTTTGCCCAACCTTTGAGCCTCTTTCATTGATTTGATGATTGATTGGCCTTCTTCATCTTCCTCAATCAAATGTAAAAGATGGTCAACAAATGATGGCTCACCATGTTCAGCCCCATGTAGTAAAGGCATTGTCGGCAATTCGTATGATAGTGGATGCCGTTTGCCAAACCGGTTATCTTCATTTGCTACCGGCCAATCCTGTGCGTATGTGCGTGAGAACCTTCTTTGACCGGATATATAGTCCTCATAC